GCCATGTCCTGATCGTGGACGATCCGATCAAAAACGATCAGGAGGCGCGTTCCCTGGCGAGGCGCGACCTTGTGTGGGAGTGGTTCATGTCGACTGCGCTCACCCGCCTGGAGCCGGGGGGATCCGTCATCGTGATTCAGACGAGATGGAACGAGGACGATTTGACGGGAAGGATCCTGAAGTACCTCCAGCACTTGAATTTCAATATCTTGTCGTTTCCGGCGTTTGCGGAGGATGGAGATCCCCTCGGGAGGATGAAGGGCCGCGCGTTGTGTCCGCAGCGGTTCGATGAAGTCGCCCTTGCCGCGATCAAGCGGTCGATCGGGGAATACTGGTTCGGCGCCCTGTACCAGCAGAATCCCCGGCCCGAGGGCGGGAACATCTTCAAGGAGTCCTGGTTCAACCGGTACTCCGGGGAACCGCCTGGGGAGCTGGTCCGAAGGATCCAGGTCATCGACTCCGCGCACAAGACGAAGAAGGAACACGACTACTCGACGATCACCACGCTTGACTTGATGAGCATGGGGATCTACCTTCGGCACGTCTGGCGCGAGAAGTGCACGTATCCCGACTTGAAGGCCGCGGCGGTCCGGATGTTCGAAGCGTGGGGGGCCGATGAGCTGTGCATCGAGGACAAGGACGCCGGGGCGATGCTGATTCAGGAGTTCCAGCGGGACACCGTTCTTCCGATCATCGCGATCCAGGCGGACAAGGACAAGGTGACGAGATCCCACGCCGCGACGCCCTTGTGCGAATCCGGCCGGGTGTGGATTCCGGTGGACGGTGAGGTCGCGTGGCTTGAGGACTGGCTCCGGGAGATCCTCGGATTCCCGAACGCGGAGCACGACGACCAGGTGGACGGATTCGTGCATGGCCTGAATCGGCTCAAGGAGCTCGGGCTGTTCGTCCTGGATCCCGAGAAGGTCCTCGTCAACACCGGGAACCGGTCGATCGGGGCCGATTTCGAAATGCCGAGGTAGTAATGACGGGCCTTTGCGGGGATTCACGGTTAACTCACGGTGATCTCACGGTGAACATCCGGAGGGAAGGGAAGTGGAAGTGGAAGTGGAAAGGAAGTAAAGATCTAAACCGTATGCACGGAGCCGGGGAGATTCCCCGTCTCCATGCCACCCGTCGCAGGGAGGGATGAGCTGATGGGAAAAGTCGTCGACTGGCTTCTCAAGGGAATTGAGCAGGACGCGATGCTCTACGCCGCGGAAGTCCAGACTGAGGCGGGCAAGACCTCAGGGAGGGAAGTTCCCTTCTCGGGGGAGATCGCGACGAGGGCCGACGACATCTATGGTCAATACTGGGGGGCAAGGATGTACAATCCCGACACCCTCGCCGCGAAGAAGGGAGGGCTCAAGATCTACGCCGAGATGCGGCAGGACGACCAGGTGAAGGCGGCCTTGCACCTGAAGAAGTCCGCGATCGTTCATCCCGGCTGGAAGATCGAGTGCGAGGACGAGGAGCTGGAGGGATTCGCGAAGTGCATCCTGCAGGAGATGGACGGAACGCTCCAGGACTCCCTCCGGTCGGTCCTGTCCGCTTATGAGTACGGTTTTTCCGTCCACGAGAAGGTCTACCGGCTGATCGAGGAGGGGGAGTTCAAGGGGAAGATCGGGATCAAGGCGCTCCGTCCGAAGTCTCCCACCCGTTTCGATTTCGAGGTGGACGAATTCGGGAACATCAAGCCGGACGGACTCGTCCAGCGTCAGAATCAGGGCGGGGTCGTGAATCTTCCCCTGGAGAAATTCGCCCTGTTCTCGTACCGGAAGGAATTCGATAATCACTATGGCGAGAGTGATCTCCGGGCGGCTTACCGGTTCTGGTTCCTCAAGGTGAACTTCTTCCGGTACTGGGGACTCTACCTGGAGCGGTTCGGCGTGCCGGTGACGATCGGCAAGTCGGCGAAGGCGACCCTCAAGCCGGCGGATCAGGAGCGGTTCAAGCAGATCGTCGCGAATATACAGGCGGGGATGGCGGCCGTCCTGCCGATGGATCTCGAGGTCGAGTTCAAGGAGGCCGCGGCCACCAGGGGAGAAACATTCTCGAAGGCGGTGGACGCTTGCGACATCCGGATAGCCCGGGCGATCCTCGTTCCGCAACTGGTCGGGCTCGCGCCGATGGGGGACACGGGGAGCCTCGCCCGGGCGAACGTCGAGGCCGACACGTTCGATTTGGTCCTGGGCGGCGATTCCCGGTCGCTTGAGGACATCGTGAACGAGCAGATCCTCAAGCCGATCGTCCGGATGAACTTCGGGACGGTGAAGGAGTTCCCGCGGTTCGTCCTCAATCCGATGCGGGAGGAGGACCGGAAGGCGTTCGTCGCGGCTTGGGCGGATGCGGTCCAGAAGAAGTCCGCCACGTCGACGCAGGAAACCGAGGCCCACGTCCGGGAGATGCTCAAGTTCCCCGAGATCACGGAGGAGGAGCAGGAGAGGATCGACGAAAAGGAGGAGGCGGCCCAGGCCGGAATCGAGGCGCTCGCAGCCGCGGCGGCGGCCGGAGCGGATCCGGGGGCGGGGGGCAGGGGGAAGGGCAAGGGCAACGGGGACGGACGCGCCACAGGTCAACCTGGAGCGAAACCGGGCGAAACGGGCGGGATGAAGCCGAAGATGTACGTCCTCACGACGATGAACGCGCAGGAGGCCCGGGTCGAGTGGAAGAAGAATATTGGGGAGCTGGACGATCTGGAGCTTGAATCCATGCAGGTGCTCTCCGAGGCCTTCGAAGCGCCGATCCGGGCGCTGGTGGTAGACGCCGGAAAAAAATCGTAGCCCCCGAGCGGATCGTTCTGCCCGACGCCGGGGGAATCAAAAGGGCCGTCCAGAAGATGCTCCTGGGAGCCGGAGGCCTGGGCGTCTCCCACGTCGAGCGGGAACTGGGGCTCATTCCGAAAACATTCGCCGCGCAGCCGCAGGCCGAGGGAGCGGCGGCCAAGAAGGGTCTCTACCCGGAAGTCGACCGGATCATGAACGACTATGCGAAGTCCCGATCGTTCTGGATCACTGGGATCGTGAAGGAGGACATCCTCAAGCAGGCCCGGAACTTCGTTTTCCAGTACGCGAAGGAGCACCCGGGGGTCGCGGTTCTGCCGGATGGTGAGAAGGTAGGATTCGAGGAGGGGCTCTACAAGACGCTCCGGGAATTCCTGCCGGCCAGGGATGCGGCGGGAAATATGGTGAACGTCGCCGCGCGGTCCGAAGTGGTCGCCCGTACGAATATGATGGACATCTACAACCTCGCCCGTTACCAGACCATGAACGTCCCGGGGCTCAAGGGATGGGTCCAGGCGTACCGGTACTCCGCGATCATCGACATGGCGACGACCACGATCTGCCGGCAGCTCCACGGGAAGATCTTCACCGATCAGACGTTGAACGGATACGTCCCTCCGAATCACTACAACTGCCGGTCTATGCTCCTTCCCGTGACTCGCCTGGACGCGAACTGGGAAGCCGAGATGCACCAGCAGGGGGCGGTCGACGTGAAACCGGCGTCCGGATTCGCCACGCCCGCGGGTACGGGGCCGATTGTGCCGGCCGGGAAGGTTGCGATCCCCGGGGCTACCCTGCCGGGTGAGGTCCTCGCTCCGAAGGCCGCGAGGGTGAAGGCGCCTCCGAAGCCGGAGATGGTGGACGTCACGCTCGAGGACTTGGTCCCTGGAGTCGGGAAACTCCCCGCGGAGGTCGGGGTCGGGCTGGAGGCGGAACTCCGGAGGATCGGGAAGAAGATCCCGAAGGAGCAGGTCGAGGCGATCAAGGCCGCGCTGGAGGTGAAGAAGGTCGAGCTCATCGTGGCGAGGGATAACCGGCTCATCGCGCGCGCCCTGGAGATGGTGCCCTGGGATCTCTCGAAGCGGATTTGGCTTGAGGCTTTCCCCGAGGAAGTCCGTTTCCGGATCAAGCAGGAATTCCCGAAGGGAGAGGTCGCACGGGGCCAGGTCGAGAGTGTCGAGCGGGCGGCGAAGGCGAAGGCGGCCGTCATCCAGGCGGAGGTCCTCGCGCAGAGGGCGGCGGTTGCGAAAAGGGCGCAGGAGCAGGCCGCGATCCAGGCCGCGCAGCAGGCGGAGATCGAACGGGCCGCGAGGATCCGGCAGGAAGCGCAGGCCCGGGAGCTGGAGCGCCAGCCGGTGGGAAGGTTCAAGGCGCAGAACAACATCGAGGGATGGGGAGATCTTCCCGCAGCCGTCCGGAAGAAGGCCGCGGACTGGGCGTGGCGCCAGGGAGAGCTCCAGGCGGGAGCGGTCGCGAATGTCAAGGCGCGCCTCCTGGGGATGATCGAGAAGTGGCAGAGGGAAGCCGGGGTCGTGCCGGTCGTCCGTCCGGACCGGGCGCCCGTAAACGTTCCGATGGCCGGCGCCGTGAAGATCGACCTCGAGAAGATCGTTTTCGAGCGCAAGCGGGGCGGGCGGTGGGATGAGCATCAGATCGGGAAATGGCGGGCCGGGATCGCGGATAAGATCCGGGAGGCCTACCGGATCGGGTATCCGGGCGGGATCATCGTGCCGATGGCGGAGTTGACGGCTTTCCGGGAGCGGTTCGCGAAGGAAGTCCAGCGGATCCTCATGGACGTCGCCCATGTCGACCGCCCGATCCGGAACGTGAGACTCGGGCAGCTTGAGCCGATGGACACCGCGGCGAGGGTACGTGCGGCGGAGATGAACCGGATCGCCCTGGAGGAAGTCCGCAAAGCCGATGCGAAGCTGGCGCTGGAGCGGCAGGAGCGGGCGCGCCTGGAAGCGAAGAAGCTCGAACAGCAGGCGATCCGAGACAGGGAGGAAAGGGCGGAGAAACTTCGCCTGGAGGCCTTGCGGGAGCCGTCGTTCATGAAGGCGCAGGTCGGATCCCCGCCGGAGTCGATGGGAGTCGTATCCGGGAAGAAATTGGGCGATGGAGGGATCAACGCGACCTACAAGATCAAGCTCGACGACGGATCGCTGTGGGCCTTCAAGCCGGTCCAGGGGGAGGCCTTTTCGGGAGT